ATGCGCTGCAACGTCGACGCGAGCTCCTGATGGCGCTCGATCGACATCTCGCCGTAAGTGCCGAGGCCGGTAGATTCGCCAATGTATGGCGGGTCCAGGAAGAACAAACTTCCCTTCCTGTCATAACGCTTGACGCAATCAACGCAATCGCGGCATTCCAGCTTTACGTCTTTCAACCGCTCTGAAACTTTTGCCAGCAGATCTCTAACTTGAGATACCGGCTTGCGCTGTGGACGCTGGTCCAGAAATCCGCCGGCGTAGTGTTCTTGCTTTCCGCCGAAGGAGTGCCAGGCCAAATAGCAGAACCTGACAGCGCGTTCTATCTCGTCCGGGCTCTGCGCAGCGCGCAGCTCTTTGAACCGGACCGGATGGATTATTTCTCGTTCAATGGCTTCTACCAGCTCCGCCACTCGATGCTTTACAACTCTGAAGAAATTTATGATTTCGTGATTTACGTCGTTCAATAGTTCCCAGGAGCTCGGCGGCTTATTCAAAAGCAACTTTGCGGATCCGGAAAATACTTCAATGTATGAATCGTGCTCAGGGAGGATCTTGATCAGATCCCCCAACATATTGCGTTTACCAGGCCAGGGGAATGCACTCAACATCTATTCGGTTTTCAGTTCTTACCCTTTCTATTTTTTATTGTGAAGTTTTGTCGCCGGCCGCCAGCAGTTCCGTCTTGCGATCAGATCCGCGGCTGCTGCCGTAGAAATATGTCACCGCGGCGCCCCACGCGGATCCAACAGATCCGACGAGCATGTACACCACTGCCTTGTTGTCAGCAGGGATCGTGAGTTTCAATAGTCCCCACACAATCAACGTGACCAGGGCGGTCAAAAGATAAAAGCCAATTTCAGGCGTATGGTCCTTCGCGGCCACTTCTCTCGCGCGTGCATCCGCGCGGTCCGCGTTCTCGAGCTGGAGGATCTTCTCTACGCTCTCGAGGCCCATCTGCTTGCACTGCAGCTCGAATTGCCGCTCGGCCTCTTTTGCCTTCTCGATGATGTCAGCCGGCGCGCCGGCCGCGGTCAATGCCGCGGTATATATCTGTTCGCCTTCGGCGAGCGTCGATGGCACGGACGTCGATCCGATCGCCTTTGCCAGGATGTTGCCGGCAAGGCCTCCCATCGGACCAGCGACTGATAGTCCAGCCGAGATGAACGGCATGGCATGCTGCAGGAAGGATTTGAATCCACCAGGTTGTTTCTGATCGTCGGCCATAAATCTCCTTACGCTTTTTGCGCGAGTGCGATAGTTGCTTTTGCGGCGTAGCCCAGGTGCTCAACAACTTTCAGGTGCTCTTCAACCTTCTCGAAGTCGGCATAGCCGTTCAAGCCGCCATTGACGCGGCGCCGGACTTGATGCCAGTCGCCGGTATTGGCAGCCTTGTCCACCCCATGTTCCTTAAAGAAGATCGCGAGGATGTGAGCTGCAGCCAGCGGATCGCAAGCCAGCTCTGAATGTGTGACCAGGTCCGCATTTATCTTGCGGCCGTAGGTCTCGTAATTCTTTCGGCCTGTGATCTGAACAAATCCGCGGCCGCAAAATTTGGCGCCATCGCCTGGCTGCGTATTCCCCAGGTCAGCGCGATTTTCATAGTGCTTCGTGAAATACGCGACGTTGCCGAATTCTCTGATTGGCGCGAATGTGTGCGCGGTCTCGACAGCAACGGTCGCCGCGGCCGCGATCTCGCATTCCGGCGTCAGTATTCCTTCGAACTCCAACGCGTCCTGGAGTAATGGCCAGTTCTTCGCGATGTTCTTCGAAGCCAGCGGGAACATTTGTTGCAGCTGCTCGACACTCACGGTTCGAGTGATCGGAATCATCGCGCTCCAGCTCGCTGCGCGCGGCGTTGAGGCGGCGCAATGGAGAGATGACCTTCGACGTGAGAGATGCGGTCGCCGTGGTATCGAACGTCGTCTTCGACGACGTTAATGCGGCGATCATTCTCTTCGTCGCGACGTTTGTCGTAGCCTCGGCGGCCTATAAGGCCCGCCACGCCGATGCCGGCTTGGACTACAAAACCAACGGAGAGTGTGATTATCGTTTCGGAAGTCATGGGAAAAGTTCCTGGTAGGAGATGGGGGGAATCAATTCGGCCGCGGCCGCTGGCCACGAAACAGCCGTCGACCGAATTATTCGTTGCTGGTTGGCAGCGAATCTTTAACTTGGCTTGCAGTCTTTTGCGTGTTTGGTCCGCGCGCGCTGTGAACGCAGGTGGGCTCCGCAAAATCCACAATCGCGACGTCCGGACGGACGCGGTTTTGCTTTTGGGCGTGTCTTCATAAACTCAGTTGTAGCGGCGCCGGCCGGCGTTGCAGTCTGGGCAGTTCTTGATCTTGCTGCCGATGGGCCGGGTAAAGTTGCGTGGACACGATTCACACATCTTCATCTCGCGCCTGGTCTCGTCGATCGGGACCTCCACTGGCGCCAGAGGAATGGGAAGGCCGCTGAGAACGGCATCAGCGATCAGATACTCTCTGCTGCGTTGCATAATCATTTTTCGGATGGAGCGGCGATCAGGCCGTGGCCGGCCGGATATAGATCTTCACTTGCTGGTCGAGTTGGAACTCGCCGTCGTGCGCGATCTTGAAGGAACTGAAGAAAGGCGCGGCATTTTCTACCGCGATCGTGATGCGCTGTCTCTTGTCGCTATAAGACGAGGCGCCGTCGATGGACGAGATTCGGCCCTTGATCACGATCATATTTTAGGGGTGGATCTAGCGCGCTAAAGCTGAAGCGCGTTCTTGCGCGGCTTTCGGATCGGGAATGAATATCCGGCCGGCGATGACGGTGACCGCGCGTAGATTCTCGCGCCGGTAAATCTTTGACCAGTTGCGGACCTTGATCCGCGCGTCATTTGTGAACTTGCCTCGGACTGCCGCGGCATTTGCTTTCGACTCACCGGCGGTGATGGTCCTGGCTTTCGAAGGATCTGGCCGCTTACGGCCGATCCGCTCGATTTCTAATGGATGGCCCTGGGCGAGCTCCTCGTCGGTCGTGACCTGGATGTAGTTTCCAGATCGGAGCATCTGCCATGCTTGTTCTTCAGGGACGCGTTTCTGCACGTTGCCGGAAGCACCTCTCACTTTAGCCCGGTTGCGGTGATAAGCCATAGAGTCCAGTGTTGAGTGTTTTGGCCGTAGACACACGTCTAGCGACCTATGCTACGGCCGATGTCGCTCAGCGAGGGAGAATATGGTCCGGCAGGACTGCCGCCACAACCCGCGTCAGGTGGATGTGCTGAAGGCGCCGAAGCGTTAGCAAATCGCCTGAAGCTAAATTGAAAAGCTATGAAGCTGAGTCAACATACTGGACGGCGGAACTTGGCGTCAAGAGAAAAAACCTTAACCCGATTCGAGGTTTTACCTGAGCTGACTCCCATCTCGTCGTAACCTTCGCTCTTTGTTCAGTGGTTCTATCCATCATTTTTCGTGATTATCGACAGAGTTTGGTACTAGGGTTGCGCTTCTGCTTATTCAGGAAAGGGTGGGTTCGGGAGGGCCGTGCCCTCCCGAAAGATGTAACGCATTTGTACTTACATTCGATCGCGATAGCGATCGGTCCTCTTAAAGAATTCCACACCGTCCACAGTCGAAATCAACCACGGCTAGCTCAACCTAATTACACAATCAGAGGCCGACGGCCAATAACAAAATGGGAAGTTTGTCTCAATGAGATTGAACTTTGTCTCTTTTAAAATGATTTCCGTCACAGGTGGGTAGGAACTTTGTCACACGCTTTTTCGATTTCCACATCTCAGTGCATCGCCTGGCTCGACGTCTGCATTGTTTCGCCGGCGAAAATACAGAGCTGCGCGACGTGGCGCTGATCGCGTCCTCTCGGCCTTATCGGAATCGGTAACTTTTGTTACCAATTGAAATTGCGGAAAATCGCGAAACCCGCACCAATAGCGGAGCAAATGAAAATGGCCGCGGGAGACAATTCTCCTGCGGCCGTTCACTTACGATCCTAATTTGTGGTGGATAAAGAGGCTATCAGCCTGGTGGCCTTGGGATTAGCGCTTCGATGTACTTGTCAGGAATGCCGCGGCTGCGCATCCTGGTCCAGCATTCGCTCCAGAACCTTCCGATTGTGCGACGTTGGCCCATAAATTCGCGCACGAGGGCCGTGTGGATGTCGCCGGCGGGAATCCACCAGCCGGAGTTCCTTAAGCCGCCAGCGAGCGACTGTCGCGCAAAGCGCTCTACCTCTGCTTGCGCTTGCGTCTCGTTGAATTCCTTGCCTGGTAGATACCAGATCTTGTTGTATTCCTGAGTAAACATCGCTCCGTCAGTGCCGGCTGGAACCTCTACCCCATTAAGAAAGTACGCTCCTTGCTGCTCTTCAACCGACAGAACGTGAATGCTCTGCCAGAAATTTATGCTAGCCGCGACCGTATCGCGGTGGATCCCCAAGCAGCCGGCTATGTGTGGGTACGAAAGCTGCAGATGATCTTTTTTCATCCTGCCAGTCTTCTCGTCGATCGCCAGCAAACCATGAAACGCTAGGACCAGCATCACCAAGCGATCGATCGCGCTGCCTGGCGCGTTCACATCGAACAGCCATCCTGGGATCCAGGCATAGTCCGCGAAGGCGCCGCCTTTCTTCAGGTTCTGCAGCCTGGCTTCAAGATCCCGCCAGTAGCCGCCGAATTGAGGATGCCGGCACATCTCTTTCGCGCGCGGCATCTTGAACCCGGATCCTTTGACGTAGTGGCCGGCCGCCTCGCCCTGGTCAAACGCGAAGGCGTAGACGCATGCCTTTGCTGCCTTCTTAAATTGTTTGGTAAGCAGCTTCGGGCTGCGGCGAAGATTGCGATTAAAAGACTCGCGACATTTGAAGCCGGCCTTTTGCGCCAGGTTCTTTTGTTGCCGCGGCTGTGTGTACATCGCGCTCTTTCCATGTTGCGGGAGAGCTGATGAGGCGACCAGCGCAGCCATCACTTTCATGAGCGCACTCTTATCGAGCTGCGCGCGGTATCCGTCAGGATTCTTTACTTTATGTTTCGTGTGCTCTTTGCCGATCATCGCGAAGAACAATCCGGACCAACGGAACTCTCCGCCGTGGCCGGACGGTACATTTGCAAATGCCGGGACGGATCGCGGCGCAGGAACGCAATGGACTCCCTTCCGTGTTGGCGACGGCTTGCTCAGCGATTTTTCTCCAGAGACTTCATTTGATTAGACAGAAGCACCTTCGCCTTGCAAAGTATCCGCGTGGCTTCCCCTGCAGAGCGTCGTCCGCGGATCGCGACGCACTAGAATTTGTGAATTGGTTTTGGCGAGACAGAAACAGCAATTGCCGGCAGGAACAGTTAACGAGCGAATGGGCTCGACGCCAGCGTTCTTGCTCTTCCAGCAATCCTCGCAAATGAGATGCTCCCAGGGACTCACGCTCTTCTCCGGTATTTGTATTTCGCGAACGTCTTATCCAACTCAAACACCCGAGCCATAATCCACTTGCGGCCGATTGATCTCGCCGCCTCTACGCGATGATGGCCATCTGTAAGCATCAATCCGTGACGGTCACGTACAACCATGATTGGATTAACGAAACTACCAAGCAGTCCGCGCTTCTTGAATCTGCGAACGTAGTAATTTACGGACTCGACTGAAAGGTCCTTTTGTATTCCTTTCAAGTCACAGATCCGGACCTTGCGCCAACGAATCCCTAAAAACTCGTCGATTTGGTTGATCACTCTGGCCGAACGGTTCTTAGTCGTCAAACGAAGGCGCGATCTCATCTTCAAAACAACTCCTTCGCTGCTTTGATTTCGCCGCGGCCGACATTCTCAACGATCCGTCGCGCACTCAAACGCTGGATGTAAGCATCGCGCGACGATCGCTTATAGCCAGTGAGCTCGTCCAGGTTGTCCCGTGAGATTGCGGATCCGCCGGCATCAAGCAGAACTTTGAGAATCTTCTTTTCGCCTTCGGGAAGTTTGTTCAGCCAGTACTGCTGCAGATCTACTCCGGTCGGCAATGGCTCATAGTCGGAGCCAAGCGCATCGATGCCGGCTTGCGTTGCGGTTAGGGAATTGCCGGCGACGTCGACGAATCCCTTTTCACGCAGCCGCTGGATGTAAGCATCGCGCGACGACCGCTTGTAGCCGGTGAGAACGCTCAGCTGATCACGTTCGGCGCCGCCTTCATATTGTGCGATCGCGCGAAGTACCGATTTCTCGCCAACCGGCAATGATGAGCTGTGTCCGTTTTGGGTACTAGGCGTCTTAGCTGGCTTGCGGTCGTCGACTGGCAGGGGTCCGACACCGTGGCCAGGCTTATAGCCATAGGCCGCGTGTTTGAATTCGCGTTGAGCTGGAGCAGTCAGGGACGTCGCCGGCATCTCGATCGCGATCTTCTCGTCGGGCGGCACAAATCCGGTTTTGTTGAAAGACGTCGCAAGCGAGTCCATCACTTCCTTGCGATATTTCCGCACGGCCGCGGTCCATGAAGTGTCACGCTTCTTGATCGCAGACTCCACTGCGCGCGTGATCTGAGCTTTCAGTTTTTCCGGATCCGGAGCGGCGGCCGTCGACGTGGACGGCGCTGCAGATTTCTTAGTGAGCTCCTTCTTTAGCTCCGCCAGCTGTTTCTTCAGCTCCCTGGGATCGTTCTCCTTCGCGCGCTCGATTGTGGCAGCCATGCGTTGCGCGTATTTTGCCAGATCAGGTTTGGCTCCCGATCCTGTCACCTTACGGCCGCGTTCGCCGGGCTTAGGCGTTGCACTCGAGTCAAACGTTCTGCGCTGACGGAAGCGGACGACTCCTTCAAACTGCAGCCAGCCTGGTGAAACGACCAGCGCTGTACCGACGTCGAGCTTCCGGATTTTCTCCACCATCGCATTCACTTCAGCTTTGGGTACATGCTCCCCTAGCCAGTCGGTGATTGCGCCGATCGAATTAGGACCTACGATCCTGAACGCGATCACTGCGTCCGCAACTTCTGAAACGCTCTTTGCCATGCGCGCACTGCGTTGCGTCAACAGGCCAACACCTATGCCGATGTTTCTTCCCTCTTCCACCATCTGTTCCCACGCAGCAACGCATAGCGCCATCTTTGCGTCGCCGGCACGGATCGTTTGCGGAATGTAACGCGCTGCCTCATCTAGCAGCTGAAAGATTGGTTCGCGCCGGCGGCCGCCGACCAACTCGCCCTGCCGCTGGAAAAGTCGGTAGGTGTAGTCAGTAATGAACTGGATCTTCTCGCCGATACTCCACATCTGCCCGTTCGGCCGTCGCGAGAAGTCGATGATCACGTTCGCTGATTCGTCGACTACCAGGTCCGCTACGATGGCGCCGCCTGTGGGCTCGATCGGAATGTCGCCGTGCGTTCCTCCTAGGATCAAACACTCGACACCTTTTCCTTTGCCATCGGCCGAGTGGCGAAGTCCCCACCAGACGCCAAGTGGATCCAGCGCGCACCAGCGTAGCCCGGCCGCGTCGAGCTCTTCGACCAGGACGGATCCGAGATTAGTTTTTCCCATTCCTTTGCCGCCGTAGATAACGGTCGTCGACGTCACCGTCTCGATCGGAAGGGAAAAGTTCTCGCCGACTTTTAGCTTTCTACTCAAATCGCTTACCTAACCTCTCTCATCACCATGCCGTGTTTGAAACGGTGACGTTCACCCTCGCTATGGCGATGCGGGAAGTGCCGCCAGTTGCAAGTACACATCGGCAATACTTCCTCGATCACTGCACAACCCAAGCGCCGTCCGATCTCCATGTAAGCATCCGTGAAAGCCTGTCGATATTTTCCGGCATCCTTCCTGTTGAGGAAGTTGGTTCCTGGCCGCAAATGGAGCTGCTCGGCTGCATATGCCATTGCCAACTCCTCACGATTCGGAAGCGGCGGTATATACGGCCTGACCTGTGGTTTCCCCATCGAACTTCCTTTCTGAGGATCCGCGTTTCACCGCGGATCCTCGGCTGGTGCTACGTTCGCTGAAGGACCGGCACTAAAGAGAAGCACCATCGATTGAATTTCTGAATCGTGGTACTCTCTTTGCTAGTCGCGTTTGGTTTAGGCAACGGCCGGCGGCGAGCTGCAACTTGCTGCCGGCGCAACATAGGCTTATCGAAGTAGATCTCGGGAGTTCCTCCCGATACCGCCTCCGAATAAATCCTGAACGCTATCACTTTCAACTTCCCTCCTTGGTTTTCGACTTTCCAAACAACAACATCGAGTGGATGTGACTCCAGCACCATCCACAAACTTTTTTGCCGCAGTGTGGACACGTCTTTCGGCGTCGACATTTGTCTCCGCAGTCCTGGCATAACCTCATCCTGCGAGTACCACTAGTTTTTCCCATGGCGGCACGAGCCCTTGTTCGGGAACGTCATACAGCACGACATATCCGTGAATCAGCCCTGGGATATTTAGCGAAGGTGACATCGCATAGACGCCGGCGGTAGCGCGTTGAAATTCGTAGCGATCCAGTGGGATCTGAACTGGCCCAATTCTTTTGTCCAACATAATGAATAGATCGCCCTCCATCATTCCCGCCGACAATTCATTACCGCGGTGTAGGACCAGAGCCTCTGCCCATTTCAGAAATAGCTGGCAGACAGGAATGGAAGGGTCGCCAAATTCTTCAGCTGCTCCCAAGCACCATCTCGTCAGGTCCGTGGAATTGTTGATCACCCGCGTTTCTCCTTCCGCGGCTTAGTTCGGCGATCACTTGCTCCACTAAGGGCTTCGGCCAGAATCTGCGCTACACTCCGTCCGTTCGCATCTCGTCCATCGGCATCCAGCTTCGCGCTGTTCGTTTTGCCATTGCGCTCGATGGTGTATGCGCCGCCACGATCGTTCCACTCTGCGTCAATCTTGACGTCTATAGCCTTACGCATTCATGCACTCGCTTTCTGAAACTCGCCATGGTCTGGCTGTGGCGGTTTCTTCTCTTCATCGGCCTCCGGATCTGGATCCGGACGGCCGTCATGTTCTTCGCCACGGACGAACACGGCCGTCTCGCCGCTTGGCGCGTGGACCGCGATCGGGAACTGCGCGCGATCGCCAAGCGTCCTGATTGCCAGGTCTGCGGCATCACGCGCAGTGACTCCCTTCACATTCAAGATCGCGCCGGCATCGACAACAAAGTCCATCAGCTGACCTTCTCCGCGGGGAACTCCACAACTTTCTCCAGGAATTGGTCCACCAGCGGCGTATCAAATTGAACCGCATCGGTCGTGCTGCGGTCCTTCGTAATGAAGCAATACACAGCAAAGACGAGGAAGAACGGCGCACAGCCGATCATCAACAGAAATGTGTTGAGATGTCCTGGCGCTTCTTTCCCCTCGATGTATTTGCTCCAGAGCAAACATTTGCCGATGCGCGGATTGAGATTGATTCGCAAACTAAGCCTCTTTCCTGATCAGCCCGGACATGGCTTGTTCGAAGTCGCGCTGTGTCGCGCCGATCGGGCGAATGAAATGTTCTGAGAACATCGCCTGGCGCTGCAGCAGCTCGACTACTTCCGCGAATGTCAGCATTGGTTTGATCGTCTTTGGTCTACCTTTCGCTCGTCCCTGCAAGGCCGGCGTCACTGCGATTGCGTTCACGTTTAGGCTCCTTGGATTTAGTTTTTAACTACGTGTTCAACAACTTTTCTTCCTCGTTCATGGGATCTGCGCAGATGTAAACGCGAGAGCCCAAGCTTCTTCGCGGCCGCGGTGACATGCCTGTCGCACTTGGCCAGGATCACTTCCAAAAAGAAAGCGCGAAACATGGATTGCGCTTCGCGGTAGGTGTAGCCTTCTTCCGCCAGCACGTTGGACACGTTGAGCAACGCGGTCCGCATGCGTGGATTAGGTTTGCGCCGGATCTTGAATGCCGGCGGCCGCTGCTTCTTCTTCTTGCGACGGCGTCGATCGGAGATTGGACTGGAGAAGTGAGGTCGCATCTACCCTTTCTCCTTCTCGTGTACCGCGCGAAGCGCCAACTCAAAGACAACCATCTGCAGCGATGCGCTCTTTAGCGCCTTCTTTATTTCGAAGGATTGTTCATCGCCCTGCTTCGGCCAGCTGTTGATCAGCTCGTCGAGCTGCTTTCGCGCGACGACGATATCTTCCGCGGTGGCGAGTAGCCGGCTTATCCAAACAGCTCGTTCTTCTGTCGGCTGCTTCGCAATATCGTTCGCCAAACGATTCGCCGCCTGGTCCAGCGGATCGCAGCTCACGTGCGCGGCGCTCCCACAATTTGGGCATGGCATCGCGCTTTTACCCCCCCCCCCAGCAATTCAGCGGCCGTCACTGAGCAGCCTCCAGGTCAGCCACTGCGTCCGCGATCTCGCCGTCGATGTTGCATGGCCGGCAATAGCCGCAGTTCGAACACTGCTGAAGAAAGTTTTTGGAATCGCACTTAAGGCAAACCCAACAAGCTGTTAACGGCGAAGCCGAATGTCCTTTTCCGCAGCTCATAGCGCGTATCCCTCCCTGCGAACAAGCGAGTGCGCGCTGCGAATCAGCGATGAATAAATCAGCTCTACCTTTCGCGCATTCCGAGCAGTGACCGTTTCGCGGTTGAGCTGCAGAGCGAGAGACTTTCCGCCGAGTTTTCTCGCGATCCAGCTTCTAGAGAAGCCGACCTTCAACATCCGGTTGATCAGCTTCCAGGTTTCCGCAGCCGGTACTAACGCGCCGCCGGCGCAAGTCTCTTTTCCAACGGCGAGGATTCGCCGCTCGGTCTCGGCACGGATGTGTGTTTTCCTGCCGGACTTGATTTCCTGGAGGCAGGTCTCGCCCACCTTCGAAGCGATCGAGGCCGTGCGACGGCCGCATCCGGCTTGAGACAGCTTAAGGAGATGCCGGCGCGCTCTCCTTGCCGAGACAAGGCCATTCCATCGGCCAGCTTTGCGTTCGGCAAGGCGCATCGTCTCGTAGCGAGAGTTCGCCGCACGACATGGCACACACTTACATCCGGCCATGTATCTCAACCGAGTGCCGTGAGGCTTTTCAGCGCCGAGTATTTTTGCTGATGGGAGCGGTCCGCGATTTCTCATTCGCCGACCTTTCCGCCGATCAGTTCCTCGACCTGGCTCTTCGTGATGTGGCGCCACTGTGTTCCGGAGTAGCCACTCTTCCAGCGATTGCGCGCGTGGTAAGGACCGTTCGCGTCATACGCGGTGAAGCTGACCAGCGCGAAGCGTTCGTCGGCGTCGGCGTAATGCTCGATCCACAGCACATGGCCGCGCAGCTCCGGATAAGGAACCAGCATCGGAAGAATTTCCGTCGCGATCGTGTCGGCCGCGTTCGTGACGCTCACACCGACATTCATGTCGGACAAGATCACGATCATTCGCTCCGCCGGATTGAGCTTGTCGAGATCGGGTCCAGACGTCTCTGTCGATAAGCCGACTTCCTGTCCAAGATTCACATCTATCGACGGCGCCGGCTGGCTCACCACTTCCGCCATCTTGACCAGGCGGCCGATCGCGCTCGGATCCGCGAACACCCGGACGCGGCATTGCGACGGCACTCGCCCATACGCTTTGTAGTCATGGACCAGGTCCATGATTTTGCGAATGCCGGTTTGAAGATTGGGAATCGTCGGAGCGCTCATTGCTGGCCTCCGATTACGACGCTATGCCGTCGCTTCGCCGGAAGAAAAAGATGCGGCCGGCAGATTGCAACTATCGCCGCCACTGCATCGCGGCGGGTGACAATGGCGGACTCTTCGTTTTTAGCGTCCGGCGAGTTGATAAAGCGAACCATCGCCTTCGCGATGCCGACTAGATTCTCGTCGGTGAATTTATCCATTCGCTTGTCCGCTACTTCGAATGCGCGTTGGATCCGCGCGGCGTCGCGCTTGCTCATCGTGAGACGTCTCATTGCACACCTTCTTTTCTGCCGGTGTAGGCATTGAGAGCGTTAGTGATCGCGCGCGCAGAGGCTTCTTGGCACACGCTGGACATGCCGCTGTCGATTTGCGCTATGACTTGCGGCGTGGAGTCGAGGATCTCGTAAACGAGCCGAGGATTTCGCTGCCAGGTGAACGGTCCCTTGATCATCGCGCACCTGCTTTCATGTGCGCGGTTCCATAGCCCATGCCGTTCTCGTCGTAGGCATGGTCAGGATGCTGCATTCGCACCGTGAAAGTGACCTCGGTAATTCGGCGCCCTTTGATGCGCGACTCTTTGCGCATCCTGCTCATCGCGCGGCTGGCCGCTAGTCCAGGATTGCCGGCCGGAACAGAAACCATCTGCTCGGCGATAGCGCTGGGAAGTTCTGGAAAGGTAGCGAGTACGGTCCAATGTTTCATCGCGCACCCGCCTTCGGCTTGCGAGGGTCTCTGCCAAGCGCGACCTGGAGAGTTTCAATTGTGGATTTGATTTCGGCGATCTGGTCCTTATGCCAGTCGTCGTCCACGTAAAGCGTTACTAGTGCTTTCCGGAGAGAGTCGATCGCGAGATCGAGTGCATCATTCTTTCGCAGCATTGCTGCTGCGTCCGGCCGAATCGGCACATGCCCGAGATCGCACACGAGTATCGTGCGGATCTCTTCGATGTCGTCGAGGACCGGGAAGAATTTCTCTGCAGTCGATTCCTCGACTTTCATCAACCGAATCTTCGCGCTGAGATCGACGCAACGAGAATGTGCGCGGCCGAATTGTGGAAGTGAATTGAGTCTGGGATTGCGGGTTGGAGGTTTTGGGCTGCGTCGCGATCGCTGGGATTTCGGCGATGGACGTTGTTTGCGGATGGCGGCCGCTTCGGTCACGTTTCGTCTCCGAGTCTTAAATGCCGTTGCCGGCATCTAGTTCGGGTTGCGCTGTGACCGACGGTAAAACTTCCGTCGTTCGTTACTGCTGACTTGGATGGCTTGCGTCAGTCTTCAGCTCAACCACATTTGGTTGTGCTGAAGCATTCTTTGGTGGCGGCGTGTGGACTCGAACCACAGACCTACGGATTATGAGACCGTCGGTCGAACTAGAGAGTTCCGTGGGTCGATCTGCTGCTCAAAGGAATGGCTTCAGCGGTTTCAATTGGAGAGAACGTCTCAATGCGCTTGACGGTCCTCTTCAATCCAAGCACTTTCAAAACACCTGGCCCAGGTACGCGAGTACCATTCAGTACACGACCGAAATATTGCGGTGACAATCCGATGTGTGCTGAATACTTGTTCTGACTCATCCCTCGGGATTTCATTTCCTTCCGCAGGAGCTTAATTACATCGGCACGAGTCATATACGAGACATACTATAGTCGCGCGGTGGGCTAGGGTGTCAATAGGAAAATTTTTGCTGCCCGCCTTGCCGTTGCCGATGTTGGTACTCAGCCGATTGAACAGGCCGCCGCGGCACCGCATAGATATTGCCTTCATAGGCCGCGTTCACCGCCATTCGCTGGGCTTGTTCGCAGATCTGCGTGTAGTGCCGGACCATCTTTTCTTCGATATGTCCTGACATCGACATGATCACGCCGATCGGCGTTCCGGCTTCTGCCAGGCGCGTGATCGCGGTGTGGCGCGTGTCATGGATCCTAAAGTGCGGTAGGCCTGCAGCCTTGCGGATCTCGTCCCACGGTTTCTTGATCCCGGAATTCGACATCGGCCGCGACGGATCGAAATGATTCCGCACGATGCGGAATGGGAAGAGATAGTGCTGCGGTTGTGTGCTGCCCAGCTCGCGCGCGTCTGCCAGTAATTCTCGGAGCGCCCACTGTGCATCCGGCGGCAGAGGCATGCTCCTGATCCGGAACCTATTCTTCGCCGTTCGCGCTTGCACCTGGACGATCCCTGTTGCTTCAAACGCGTCGCAAAGACGAATGTGCCTCATCTCGCAATTAGTTGCCGTCGCGCGAAACGCCAGCGTGGAATACAGGTGCACTTTCCGCCATTCAAATCGCGAACCGGAAACTTGGATCCAATGATCTTGTTCCTCTGGAGTGAGCGCGCGCGGAATGTCTTTCTCTTGCCGCTGCAGATATTCAAAATCTTCCTTCATCTCGTCGGTCCAACACTTCGCACGTTTCAGTATCGTTACCAAGGTGAACACTTCTTGATTTACCTTGTTCGGATTTACCTGGACCCGAGCTCGCTCGATCTTCTGTTCTGTCCATTGCCAGAGAAATGGATCTGCTTTCAATTGTTCCACTGTTTTGTTTTGTTGCTTCGCGCAGAGCTCGACGACTTTGTCCGCGGGAATGCCGAGTTCGCCGGATGTCCGCATCGCTTGGTATTCGCGGATGTGGCCAAGATGGATTTCTTCGACGACATGGTCCTTGAAAAACCTGTTGAGCGCCCGAATATATTCTTCGTAGCTCTTGATGGTCCCCGGCGCTACATAACGAGCGCGCGTAGATCCATTTACGAATCGACGTGAATCTATCCATTGCTGCGCGGCCAGAGCAAACTTCTCCCTCCTGCTTATATTGCAGTTCATGATCGACGTCCTCGCGTGGTCACACGCAGGACACCGCACATGGTCTGGCGTGTGTTGTAGTTTTGTTGGTGCTACATGAGAACGCAGATTGGCGTTGAATCCCATACATCCCCCGGTGGTCAAATTGCGCCATTGGGGGAATGACGGGGTATAACCGTAACTTAGGCTATAGTTATTGGCAAGAAAAATCGGGGACCTAGACTCCGGCGCCATTCCGGATTCCAGGTCCCCGACGGGTTTCTTTTACAGCCTCGTGGAGACGAGAAACGTGCAGTCAATTTACCACGAGAGCCACTTCTATCCAATGCTCATTATGGTTCGCTATTACGAAAGAGCATCAATGATGCGCCTTTGCTGATGTGGCTTCCCACGCGTGTGCATATCGCCGCCCATCGTTCGCCGGCGTCTATCCTCGGCGCGACGTCGGCCGCCAGGTCTCGATCGACATGACCTATTTGGATCTTGTCGCCATCGATCGTGGCCATGACTTTGATCGCGTTGTAATCCCACTGATCCTGCGGATTGCGGACCAGGTCCACCAAGTCGAACTGTGCCATCTTCGCGATCGCGTCCTGGCGCGAGGATCCGTCCTCATTCTTCGACATGACCCCGACGACCTTCGTATGGATGCGCCGATCGTGCGACGGCAAAAGTTTGCCGAGCAGCGCGAGTTCGACGCGCTCTTCGTCTCGTGTTCGTTGCGCCGCCGTCCTGGACATAATTAAGTTGCGTCCCGCGTCTCAATCATCGTTACAAAGAAGGTGACCGACCCGCCCGTCTTGTTCTCTATGCGGTAGGCGGTCGAGCCGTTATAAAACAAATTCACCTTGGTCGAAGTTCCTGAGGTGATTGAATACACACTTTGGCCGTCGCTTACTACATAGCAAATTCCACCAGCGCAGACAAATAATCCCAATTGGCCGGTCGTCCGGTGAATAGCTATGATTCCGGAGCCTGCGGCTAAATCATAGGTCGCATTATTCGCCAATGTAATGAGTGCATTTGAATTGGCCGCATTGATTGTCCATGCAGATGATGGCGTTTGGTTGGCGACCACGTTGGCAGTAGTAACTGTCGCAAAATTGCCAAACCCCGTTGTGCTGATACTCGCGACATCACTGGTGTTTGACGAATTGCGTACAGCGAAAGCGTTTCCGGTTGGTGAGCTGTCTGTCTTTCGTACTACCTGGATAGCTTCATCGCCGTTAGCGTTTTGATTGACTATTTGATCTTTAGACGACAAGCTTCCCGATAGAGCCAATGAAGCGCCTGTAGCTGCGCCAATGTCTGGCGTCGTGAGAGACGCGGACGTCTGCTTGACTAGGTTCCCACTGCCAGTCGAATTGCTTGTCGTGAGCGCAGTGCCGCCGCCGATCGACAGACTTGGCGTTGTCATTGAAGAACTCGCTGTTACAGTCGGCGCGGCTATTGACGAGCTGGCCGTTACTGTCGTCGCCGTAAAAGCCCCTAGAGAAAACGATCCTGTCACGGTCAGGTTTCCATTCACCGTAAAATTCCCTGTCGTACTCGCCGGCGTTGGTAGTGGAAGCGTCGTGAACATCGAACAGGCGCACGCGTCGAACGACCAGGTCGTGCTGGTCGGTTGAACGCCGGTGTAGTGGATCAATTCCTGGTTCGTCAGCGAATCTTTCACCGTCACGCGATAACTGATTCCAGTCGGCGATGTCGACGCTGGAGTCGCGACCTGAAGTGATCCGATGACTCCGTTAGTGATGCTTGCGCACTTGGCGCGCTTCACCACTTGCCCTCCGCCGCCAGCCTGAAAGTTGATCGGGTTGTCGTTTGAGTCTGTGGCGAGAAAACATATCTGGCCGGCAACAAGCTTCGCGCCGCTGGCGTCTTGGACGTTGCCTCCGGTGATCGTCGTATATTGCGCTGCAGCCGGCAAGCACACTGCCGCCAGCAACGCCGCGTAAAGCAGCATTCGTTTGATCATGTGATTTTTCCTTTTTGTTTTTAGTAGGCGTTGCCGATCAGGCCTGGACCAGGTTCGCCACCACCGCCATCACTACCGCCGCCGCCGCCGTCCTGGCCGCCTGCGCCACTCGCATCTGGCGTTACTGTGTCGCCGATGTGAATGTGCCCAAGCGCCGTCGCAGCGATCATGTCGCGGTAAGTCGTCAACAGGTAGATCTCCGCGCTGAGTGGGTTGTACATCGCGAAGTAAGCGGTCGATAGGGCGAGCCCGGGGAAACTTTGGGCTGCGACGTTGATTACTGTCTCGTCGGCTCTGGTAAAAATCCACGCGTCAGTCGAGACGCCCGTTCGCAGATACACGCGAACCGTGGCCGCTGTGAAAGGCGGGCCGCCGGTCCCGATTGAATCTACCTTCGCGTTATTGCTGACGATCTGGCCGGAGTTATTGAATATGCCGCCAAGGGCGTGAGTGTAGTCAGTGACGTCGGCGAGGCTTTGCTCGCGAGCTCCAAAGGTATTGAAGCTGGTGAACTTCAAATGCGCAGTGGCGCCAACATCCTGTGATCCGAATGAGAGCTTCAGTACTGCATCGTCCAAGCGTAGGAACTTTTTCCCAATCGCGTGCGAAAGGATCGGCGTTCCGTAGACGCCGCGGCGCAGATCTGTCAGGTGGTACCGGTTTCCTGAAACGAGAGTTGCTGTCTTGTAGCTGATAAGTTCGTACTGACCGCCAGCGCCTTCGATGTAGCAAAGAGTTCTGAAGGTATCGCGGTCATCATTTGTTCCTGAAAGGAGCTCGCCGGCGGATATCGCCAGGTCTACGTCGATCGTGTTCGTGACGTCGTGATCGATGCCGACCGGAAGAAGCGTTTGTATCGTTCCCATGCGCGCTTTGCCGGCAACGCGGCATCCAGGAAATGGCTGTTTGAATGTGGCGCCGTCTTTTGAGGACCAGATGGTCGCGCCTCCCCAATCCGCGCTCTGTCCTGTGACTCCGATCCACAAGTCGTAATCGGCTGCGTCTTTGATTTTGTCCGGCGGCTCGAATATGACCGGCGCTTCTACTGATCCAGGATCCTTTGCCGTATCTGGACCACTGCCGGCCGCAGCCTCTTTCGGATAAAGAGTCGCGTGCGCCGTTCCCCAGGGAAAGTCTTCCGCAGTCCAGCTCGTCACTCCAGTCGACGGATCCTCGTCGCCCTCGACCAGGCGAACAGGTTTCTTGATCCAGCCTTGTTCTTTTACCGTGAGCGTGACCAGGTCCATCGGCTCGAGACGCTCGTATTGCCAGCCAAGCCTGAAATGAATCTTTAGCGGATCGATCTGCGCAATGCGCAACCGGCGATGATTTGCAACCTTGCCGGCGACGTCGGGATCGCAGATGAATGGATAATTGCGAACCTGTTGTTCAGGAACGGCGCCGAAGCGAAACACTAATGCCGCATCCTGGTCTGGAGCGACGTCATTGTTATATTCAATCTTTCGATTGCGAAACTGGACCTTGACTTGGTTCGCCGTCGTTTCCGGATCTTCGGTCTCGATCGTTACGGCCGGCTCGTCACCTTCTGCGATGAAGTCATCGTCGTCCAGGTCATAAACCGGCGTGAGATTCGGCGTGTAAGCATGGCCGTTGCCGGCAATCGCTCTGTCGCCATAAGGAATGAACTTGAGAACGCCTTCTGACCACACCGGTCCTAGGTTGGCGGCGTCAACAATGTCCTGCAGAAGTTGTGCATCCGCGCGCTGGGCGTCGATCACCGGCGAAAAGAAGATTCCCGCGGACGCTGTGTATGCCAGCGTGTCTGTGAGATCTCCAGTCTTCGATGTGTCCCATCCATTCAGCGCCAGGTGAACGCGAATGCAGTTGTCTACACTGGCATCCAGGATGCCGGCGCCGAACGCGCTATAAAGTCCGTAGACCTCGAATCCATAGTTCTCGAGGTTGCCGCCTGTGCCGAGATCTGCAGCTTCGTTCGCGACGTAGGCAGTGCCGCTGTATCCCAGCGCGCGGTCCGGATGCTTGCTCACCATGTACGACCAGGCCGACTGGCCGAAGTCGCCATTAAAGACAGTGAAATTCAGGATGCCGGTAGGAGCTCCGGTCGTTCCATCGGACGCCGCCGGCGCGTGCGTGTAATGGATCGTGATCGTTTTGCCTTCTTCGGCCGCGTTGAAAATGTAAGTCGTTCCGGAAAGTGAATACTGGCCAGGTCCGGGAGCGCCGGCAACGAATACAAGCGGCGTCTCTGTAGTCTGGGGATCGTAGTGTCCGCTTCCGCCTGGCATGCCGCCATTGTCAGGAAGCCTCGATCCCTCATCCCAATCCGCAACCCATACGTTCGTGGTTGTCCGCACTGCAGCGCCGCGGTCGTCATGGAACGTTGATGCTTGCGCCGGCACATGATCGTGTGAAGGTGAGAGAACGAACGTCTCGGCATCGCTCGTGACTGAATATTTGCCTTTTGAATCCCAGATCTGGCCAATGCCGCGGACCTTCTCAGCTCCAACCCTACCGACGCACAGCCCGATGACCACCGCTGCCGTGTATGTATAGGTCGTCGTGGTTTGTTGCTTTTGTCCGCCGCCGCCGCCTTTGCCGCCAACATTCTGTACGCTCGTGTGCGCGATCGGCGTGAAGTCAACGTCGTCAAGCAGCTTGCCCGGAATTCTGGCCGTGCCGACAACCACAGGAAGAACCTGGCCGTAAGCGCTGGTCTGCACGCGAAGCGAATGCAGTGTCGGCGTGACCTGCGATAATGGATTGCCGCCGCCCTTCCCTCCTCCAAACATTAGTCGTCCTCCCAGGGTGAGCGCGGAGCGACGGCCGCGAGATCGACGGCGCCGAGCGCGAGGGCAGAGTCGCTTACGACGGAGCCCTCTGAAACATCGTCGTTCCAAAGCGAAAACACTTTGACCAGGCCAAGACGGATCTTCTCGCCGATCTTCGGGTCGCGGACCGCGTCTACCAGGACCACGCCGCGGTGAAGGTGTGCATGAATACAGATCGGCCAGTCGATCACGATGGCGCCGTGCGAATATGCGCGCGCAAACTTAACCAGGATGAAGTCGCCAGGCTCTGGCTTGCGGATTTGCGGAGGTTCAACTTCGCCGCCGCCTGCTTCTGTGATCAGCTGCTCAACGATCGGGAGATATCGCTCAGCGTCGCGATGAAGATGCCAGTCCTGCGGGTAGTAGGGAATGTCGGGATCGGTTACACCTGGATCTCCCTCGACAGTCAGCCGGCGGATCAGTCCTTCTTCTGAATAAACCTCCAGCGGCATCATTGCGCAGTCGGCTCCGTGGCCTTTCACGCGCTGCATGTGCCGATAAGGCGTGTTCATCCATTGCCGCGCGAGCTCAACCACGCGGCCGCGTTCTGCTGCGATATCTGTTTGCATTTTGTTTTTGGGGTTATCGAGAAACGAGAAACTGGAAACGAGAAACCGCTCTTAGATCGCCGCTTCCGGAGCCGGCACGAAGGGATATCCGCCGTACCGAGCGAGATTGCTGAATTTCGCGCAACCACCAGCTCCCTGCGTTAGATCGCATCCTGGAACGGCATAGAACGTGTCGCCGATCTGCGGCGTGAAGATCATCGGCGCAACCAGAATCAGCCCATCAGCTTGCGTTGATTGCTTGACTGCTTGCGCCAGGCCTTTGTTCTGGCCGCTAGTGAAGATCACAAATCCTTTGTCGAAATATTCATCCGGCTGATGCACTCCCAGCGCCGCGGCTTTCAACAGCACAGAAGAACCTCCGCCGGCTATCACGCATGCGACCTGGAACGCGGCCATTGAGACGCCACATCGTTCATCTCCATAATGCGAATATCCGCAAGACGGCTGCATTACAGTTTGCGGGATCTGGCGCTGCAGCTTCTGCATGTGCGATTGAACGTCGAACGCGACTTTGGTCCGCGTGTTCTCTGTTGCTTTCGCGATTGTGCCGCCGAACTTGTGGACCGGCGCCCAGGGAGGAATCAGTCCAGGCGTACCTCCCCAGAAGAGCCTGGTCACCAGGACTTCAGCTTTATCCAGGAATCGGCAAGTGACGAGCTGCTGCAGCGTCAAGCCATTCAGTACTATCGGAATATTTGCAGACTCGTCTTCGCCGATCAGGAAATCGAGAGTCATCTCGTCCACGTCGAAACCTACAGACGTCTTTGTGGGCCCCCGCTCGGGAACGATATTGCCGGTACCGGAGTAGGTATTGCCGCCGATCGTGACGTCGCCATCAAAATCGGTGAAGCGCAGCACGTCGCCGTTGGTCGCGGTTAGCGTGAAGAGCTCGCAGTACATCATCTCGTCCACGCCGCCGGCGTCAATGATCGAATTTAAATAGTCGTTTAGACTTGAATCGACGGTTTTCATTTAAGGTTTCACGGTGATCAGCGGCACTGTTGGCGCTTCCCAGAAGTAGGCCATCCAGTTATTGAAGTCGATTTCGTCCGCATCGAATCTCACTCGATAAGCCAGCGTGAAGTCCGCGGTCACGAGCTGGCCGGCAGTCGGCGCCGCGATCCTATATTTGCCCTTCCCCAAGTCAGTCGCCGCGGTGGCCACGCCGTCGACGTAGATGACAACCGGTCCTTGCGGCCAATACACCGCCTCCAGCCATCCGCCAACATTGCGCACGAGTTGGAAGTCAGTCGTGACGCCATCGGCGGTCGCTATCAATTCGCCCAGGCGCGTGAACTTCGCCAGATCGATCGCGTTTAATCCCTGAAAAAGAAAACTCTCGTGTTCCCCGCCGTGCCGGTTCAGGAATCCGAACAGCGTCTCGAAATCGGAATATACCGCGGAGCCATCCGCCGATGGCTTTGGCTGCTTGTCTGATAAGAAAGCGTCATCGCTCGTGCCAAAGCTGATCGTAATTTTCAGCAGCGGCTGCGATCTGAACTTTGTACGTACAGATCTGCCGCTCCGGGCGTTCTGGATGCCGGTACTCCACTGAGGTGCAATGTGGAAGTTCCAGCCGACACCTCGCAGCTTTGGGAAAAGAAGATTGGACATAGAAATAGAAAAGCCGCTCGGCTGAGCGGCTTGTTAGCACTAATGTTTTGATCGCTTTTACCCGATCAGCTCCTGGAAGATGTACTTGCCGAATTCTTCCACACCGTAGCTTTGGCCTGTCGCCTGGCCGGCAAGCTGTACTTCCACATGAGTATCGCCGATTAACCTGAATGAGGTTCTAATCCCGCGAGTCGTATTCCTCGCATCTTTGATCGAAAGGTTGATCGCCACAGCGTCGAACGAGACTGTTACCGCCGTCTTGTTTTTCGATGAAAAATTGCCGATCACAACGAAAGTCTCGCCTGGATTTTGCTTGATCGAGACAACATCCGATCCGAACTTAGTGTTAAAGGCTGCAGTGTTCTCGCTCACCCATTTGCGCAGATCGCTCCAGTATTGCGCTCCCAACCGTTTCTTGAGCCCTTGCTCATTATTGAAGCGTTCGTCCTGGACTCGCTGGTCACTAACGCTGTCTTTAATTTTCTTAACTGCATCATCCATCCAGTCAGTCACGTTTCCTCCGAGGAAAGTATTCTGACCAGTATGCCGTGAGATGCCGGCGGATGACAGTTCTAATTTGAATTCGAGTCGAATCATATTTTCTAGGCGAAGCGCGGCGTCATTCGCATTGCCCGCTTCATCTCCTTCGCAAACGACTTCCTATTGTCCCGGACCATTCTGCGAACACTCTGGCCGTCGATCGCGGAGTAGTATTCCGCGTGATGTACGGTCGGCTGTGACGTCGGGCCGGCCGAGCCGGTCCCTGGTGAGAATTGCATGCTGGAGATCACGCTGCGCAATCCGCCGGCGATCGGCGCCGGCAGGATCATTTCGTCCTTGTGTACCTGGGCGATCTGGTCCTCGGGAACTTGTCCCCATCCACCCGCAGCTGATGCCATCGATCCGAATGCCATGATTCCCGCAAATGCGGCCGCGGCCGCGATCGGCGCCAAGGCAGGTCCTATGATCGGGATGTCAGACACGGAAGCGTAGGCACGCGCCGCGCCTTTCTTCGCGGACTGAAAGACGTCTTTGATTGTGCCAGCGAGAGTGACGGCTTGCTTCGTTTCTTCGGCCGCGGCATGTGTTGCGACCTCAGTTGTCTTAGCAGCTTGATGGATGAGCGTCATCTTGATCTGCGCGCCAAGCCAATCCATTACCATCCGCTCAAAGCTCGACCCGAGATTCGCGACGAAACCGTTCCACGACTGACCCAGCGACTGCAGGAACCCGCCGTTGCCATTCCCCATCGATGACAACGCCGAATGAAACGCGTTATTGATCTGGCCGAATGCAGTGTCGTAAATCTTGAACTTGCGGGATGCCGTCTGTTGATCAATCTTCAACTCGTCCGTCGCGTGTTTCTGCACTCTCTTGTCGCGTTCAACTTCCATGCGGGCCTTTTCCTTTTGTTCTAGGCCATCGAGGGCGAGTTTGCGATTAAACTGCCGAAGCTCCATTTGGTATTCGCGGTCGAGAATGTTAGCAAGGGCAGCGAGTCGTTTCTCTTCTGTAAGAATCTTGTGCTGCGCGAGAAAGTCGATTTGTAATCTCTCTCTATCAAATGCTGCCTTTCGGTTCTCAGTTTCAGCGTCGATGGCGGCAATCGCGATTTGACGCTGTTGTTCGGCATATTGGCGTTCCGCTTCGATCTTCGAACGTAAGGCAGACTTGTATTCCTCAGAGTCGAGACCATATGTCTGCCGCATGTATTCCACTAGAGCAAGTTCAAGCCGGACGCGTTCCTGCGAGCCCTGCTTTGTGGCCGCAATCTCGTTTTCTATGCCGGCGGCGCCAGCGGCGGCCTTTTGTCGCCACTCCTCGACTTTCAGTTTTGTCAGCGCCGCCTGGTGAGACGACTCCAGGGACTCTAACTGGCCGTTGAGATTGGCTTGGTACGCCGCATCTTTCGCCGGATCCTTTTCATGCAGCTTCTTTGAATCCTGTAGAAACTTTTTTTGCAATTCGTATTTATTGGTTTCAAGTGCTGTCAATCGCACAATTTCTTGCTGTGCCGAGATCTTGCCGGTCTCCGCTTCCGCCCTGGCCATCTCCTCGTCTAACGCGATCTTGGCCATCGCGCTTTCCCGCTTCGCAGCGAGTTGGGCCTTGGCGATATCGCGCGCCTCGTTGATCGCTTCCTTTGAGCCGGCGACCATTGCATCCGGAATATCTTCCTTTTGCAATTTCTCCAGCTTGCTATGAAGTGCGGCGATCTGATCGGGAAGATTCTTTAAATCTTCTTTCGCCTGTTCTACTTCTGAATCGCGGCGGCCAGAGGAATTGGGGACGGTCACCGTCTGACTCGTTCCGCCATGCGGCCCAGCGGAGTTAAGCGTTACCTTGTGCGTGCCATTGATGAGGTCATTCGCATCTTTGTACCGTTTGAGCAATTCGTTCAGCTCTATCCCTTGGCTCTTCAAGTCTTCAGTAAAGGCCTTTACCTCGGCGCGCGACTTTGCCGATCCCGTCAGCAACTTTTCATTGCGATGGTGTTCCCGGACTTCGAGCTCCTCCACAAACTCAATCTGCTTGCGGTTTAGTTCGGTTTGTTTCTCGTACGCTTTCTGCGCGGCTTCGCCCCAGCCGGCCAGCTTATTGATGATTTTTTCGATCGCTTCAGGTACTTCGCTCAGGAGTTCAACCACGGCGAAGATTGCAAACGCGTTAAAAGCTGAAGACATGAGCGGACCGATCAGCGGCAGGTCCGCCATGAAAGCTCGAACGTGTCTATTCATTTTGATGCCGATCTCTTCGCCGGCCAGTGCGAACGCTCCCTTTGCTTCATCGGCGGCTTCGGCAGTTTCAATTGTCGCTACAGCCAGCTCTTTTTCTGCGCCCGAAGCGACGCGTACGGCCGCCGTTTTTTGCACCAGCAGATCATCAACCGCTTTTAGTGCTATTGCCTGGCGGTTGAGTGCGTCAGTATGGTCGCCGGTCCCTTTTCTCAAAGCGTCGGTTGAGGACCTAAGTTCTGTCTGCGCGTGCCGCAACTGATCGCAGACTTCTGCTACCTTTAGCCATTCCGCGCTTGTCTTCTTCCCTGCATCGGCTAACTGACCGAATTGCCCTTCCAATACCTTTGCCTGTTGGCCGGTGGAACGGAACACGCCCTCGGCCTTAGTCAAGCTGGAGTTGATCGTCGAACCAAGATCGACGAAGTTCTCGTTCACGCCAGCAGTGTTCGCGACTATGGCAATATTTAAGTCTGGCATAAATGGCAAAGCCGCCAGAGATGGCGGCTTTGGAAGTTACAAAAGTGATCTAATTCTTAACGTTTTTCACTTGAGCGGAGATTAGGGAAATAACGGCGTCTGATTTTTGTTGGCACTGCGTTTGCTGAATGGAGACCGGTGAGCGGTCAGTAATCACCTTTTCAATATCGCTCTGACAAGCTCTGGCCTGATCTTCGTAAGCGCTTTGCATGTCGGCCAATTCCTTTAAGTCCTGCGTGGCATTAGAAACGGCCTTTGCTCCCAAGACTCTCCGGTCACGTTCAATTTCTCTTCTTCGCTTGAACATGTCGTTATAAACCCATTCCTCCCTGACGGCGCTGTCAAAACGTTTAATCAAAAGGAGAGCTTCCTTATCCCGTTTTGTAACAGCAGCACGAGACGCTGTGTCAACAGCCTTACTCGCATCGAGTTTGACAATTTCAAAAGTATTTTTCGTGCCACTGAAATCGGACAAGCGCTTTATCGCGTCTCTAGCCTCGAGCGCAGCAGTGTTGAAGTTGCCAGAAATGGATTCGTCAGTCATTTGCTGGCGGACCACAGTGACAACTATGATCGCCAGGATCACGATTAGCCCTGCGACAAAAAGTGGGATTGTGAGAGGGTTGGACTTATTAACGGGTTCTATGGCGTCTTCCATAACGAGACGGCATCCTACACCCTAGCCTAGTTATAGGCAATCAGGCTTTTTCCGGCGTCCGAATCTGGAAAAAGAATAGAGGCTTCTTCGCCTTGTCCTCTGCCACTTTGGCCGATTCATGAAACCGGTGAAGGTGCCCGAGCGCTGTTCTCATGGCCGGGCTTACCTCTTCCCCGCATGACGGGCAGCCTTCCGGCGCTCCTGTTTTGTCGGCGCGGAACGTAGTCTCAGTCTGGCAGGATGGACATCGGAGCGTTACGGTTGTGATGTCGCCGCGCTCTCCGATGGAGACCTTATAGATCGTCATGCTGATACGTTACCACGCCTTTTCAAGCCTTCAGTTCGGTAGTTTGCCCTTTGTCTGTTCAGCCCATTCCAGGATCGCGCGTACGTCATCCGGCATTTTCTCCACTTCGCCGGCAACGGCTCCGCTGATCTGGAATAGATCGTTCTGCGCTTCGTGTCCGTTCTTCGGCTTCTTGCTCTTCGCGATGCTCAATCCATATCGCGCTGCAAGAATCAGATGAACAGGCGGACACTTCGCCCAGTAGCGATAAAGTCGGCTAACGTCGTCTAGCGTGAGCTCGTCCCGAATGTATTGGATGGTCCAGCCGGTAGCAGTAATGAGCTCGCCGTAGAGCTCATCCCAGTCTATGCCGCCGGCGTCGTTTCCCCCGGCGCTGCTTTTGTATATCCTGTCGCTCCCGCGATCGCCGCCAAGACGATGCGAAACGTGTTCAAGTCGATCATCTCGCTCAATTCCGCTTCAGTCATCTCCGGATAATTTCTACGGAATGCTGCAAGCATGAGCGGCATGGCGGCGCGAATCTTGTCTGGCATTCTGTCGCCCTGGATGCCGTCGACGGTGCGGATCGTCTCGTCGAACTTTTCCACCTGCCCGAGCGTCAACGCCGGAATTACGAAGTCTTGGCCACAGAGCGAGATCTTGAAACCTTCGATCTTTGGCGCAGGCCACGTTTTAGGAACTATTGCTTTTACTTTCTTCATAACCCTCCCTGGGTTCTGTTCGTCAAAATGGTGCAGCGGACGGCTGCACTTTTCATGCAGTCGTCCGCCGCCTTACTGTTTAGTTGGTATCCATGTAGATCTTCGCGAGAAGCTCATTGTCGTCGCAGAACGCGGTGAACATCACGTCTGAGACCCAGAAGTCTTCCTGTTTGGTGGGCAGCGCCATGGAGTCCATGATGCAATCCACTAGCTCGATCGCGAAGTACTTGCCGCGGAAAGTGTTGTAGAGCAGCGCTTTGAATTCCGGCGCATAGCCCATCAGCTGGTTGTTGATCGTGACCGTCTTTCCGGCCGCAGCGCTGTTCCAGGTGTAGCTGATCTTCACAGCCGCGTTCGCATCGGCTGCAGCGAAAGTGTACGTGCCCGTTGCTTCATCAACCGAGTACTGGCCCGCCGCCGGCGCGCCCGCCACTCTTTCAAATTGCTGAGAGCCTTTGCGAACGCCGAAATCTTCCACGAAGGTCGCGCCGTGGGCGACTATGTCGGTGTATGGGCCGACGCCCGGGACAGCAACGGCTTCATCATCCGCCATCACATGCATGCCGGTCGTAGCGACTTGGCCAAGGAAGAGCTGGTTGAAAAGTCCGGGATCGAGACCGGCGAATTTGGCTTTCACGCTGACTTCGATCTTGCCGCGCGCGCCGGCGACCGGAAGCTGCTTCTGGCCATACAGCTTTTTCGTGTCGCCTTTGATGGTGACGTCGGCTTCTTGAAGGATGCCGAATTTGTAGGGGGTGGGATTTGCGGCTTCGTTGCCGGCTACTGGTTTGCCGAACAGCACACCGCTGCCGAATTGCTTTTGCATATGATTCTCCTGAGAGTGTGGGTCAACAAAAAAGCCGCTCGTGAGAGCGGCTTGCAGTTGCCGGATTTACTGGAGCCTTACGGCACCAGAATGTGGAAGGGGACTACAGCCATGCACTGCAGTCCGAGGACTCCGGGATCGAGGTCGGTTGCGCCTTCGATCCAGCAGTGCGATACGAGTCCACCTAAAGTCTGTACCTGGTTGTAAGGATCGTCGTCGTCCGGAACCAATGCATCGTCCAGGTTCGCGAGATGTTTCAGCATTCGCGTTTCGCCCAGGTCCGTTTCTTCGCCTGGGAGCTCGCCATTGTCCGGTTGAAAGTCGTAAATGATCAGGAAGCCGTCGAGCTGCTGCGTCCCGCCAGTGCCGCGAGGCTTTGGCGCGCTGGATCGTCTTAGCACTGATTGAAACAATGCCGGCTGCATGTCCTGCGTCAATGTCGGCGGCGAAATATGCTTCCGGCCCATCGTCACGTACTCATCTTGGAGCTTCAAAACTAGGCGGTCATATAACGCCTTCGCGATTTTCTCGTAATCGATCTTGCTCATGCCGTCGCCTTGATCGCTTCTTGGATCCGGTTGCTGATCGTGCTAATGATCTGGTCGCGTTGCGCGTCCAATGTGTTCTCGAGGAAGTTGCTGCCGGCAACCTGAAAAGCTTTGCGCCGGTAGAACGGATGCCCGGCGCCAGGAAACATCAGCGCTTGCCGTACAGCATTGGGCCCGATCGCCGTTGCGCTGCCACGGACCTTGAGTCCTTTAGCACGCTTCTTGTCTTTGGCTACAGCGGATCCGTACTTATCGCGGATATCGAATGCTTTGTTCGTTGTGCCGTGGTCTTTCCAGAGCGCGATTCGCGCGCTGAAGAACATGTTCTTTCCCAGGCGGCCTGTGATGAGAGTGGGACCTTCTTCAACGTAAGCACTCTCACGAAGTTTTTGCGCCAGCTGGCCGGTCATACTGCCGGCGGCATTGGCTTCCGCGTTGGCGAGCTCGTTTGTAGCTTCGAGCATGCCTTCGCGGATCCCATTGAGGACCGCTTCTTTTACGCGAGCTGGATACTCTTTGAACTCGGCGGCATTGAGAAACTTCAACTCAAGCATTAGAGAAGGGCCTCATTGCGGCTATAACGCTCGATTACGGCTTTTGTCGTCGCCGGCATATCGAGCTGTGAATACTGAATCGATTCGCCGGTATTCAAATGCTTTGAGGTTTGGCCGACGGAGTCACGAGTCCTGTAACGGAACACAACCCACTCGATCACTGCTTGCTCGATGTCTTCGGGAACGGAGTTATAGCCAGCGTCGTAGACAACAATCGCGGCTGTGTCGCGGTTGAACGAAGTCGATGCGCCAATGAGATACAAAGTATTGCGCGCTTCGTCCTCTTCGTTCTCGTCGTAGAAGAAACCGTCGGTCGTGCCGTCGGAGGCTACAACTGCGGTGCCGTCGATCGTGACGCTGGTGATCGCTTGGATTGGCCAGTGGCGAAGGCCGACAACCGATATTGCCTTTTGCGCAGCGCCGGCACAGCTCCGCGAACCTTCAGGATTTCTGCGATCGATCGTAACGACTTCGATGTAGCCTTTGCGCGGCGTTAGATCGTGTCGATCTACGGCCGTCATAAAGTCACGGCTCACGGCCGTGATCAATCGCGTAAGCAACGCGTCCGCTGTTGGCGTCGACGCGGCGATGTTCGCCCAGGCCTTCACATCTTCAAGTTTGCAGAGATCGATATCAGCCATGATTTTCGGTTTCAGCGGCGCCCTCTAGCTGGTAAGGCGATCGAAGGGAGGACCTGGCGGTCCTCCCCCTTTCTCGATCGACAGGCCACAACGGGAGGGAGTTCGGCGGCCTGTTATTCCGGATGGCCGCGCGCAGGTTGCGCGGCCGTTATTCCGGAGGTTTGGTTGGATCCAGCCGTTATGCCTGGACCAGGTACTTCAACGCCTTGGTGCTGGCGCTGACGAGGCGGCTGTCGCCGCGGTACCACGCGATGAAGGCCGTCTGGTCCGCATCAGCGAAGCGTTCATTCAGCCGGCGAAGCACGATGTTCCGTACGTCGCGGATGATGAACTTGTTGAAGTCGCCGAACAGGACCGTCTTGTTGCCGGTGGCAAGCAAAGCCATGTCCTGGTTGGTGATGAGCGGTTTGCCCAGCAACGTTGACGGCTGATTCGGGACTGTGGAGATGTCCAGAATGTAGCGGCCGTTTCCGTCTTTCAACTTGCGGATCGCGCGGATGGTGTCGTCGTTCATCATGAACGCGCTCTTCGGATTGTTCCGATAGCCCGGATCGACCGAGTGCTGCAGGTCGATCAACTCGTCCATGGTGATGGCGGCAACAGCAGCGGCCGTCTTGCCCAGAGAGGCGGCCACAACGCAGCCCTGATAGGTGCTGACGCCTGAGCCCAACGTGTACTTGTTGTTCTGCCGGCGCCCGATGCGCTCGCCCAACATGGAAGCCAATTCGGCTTCCAGGTTCAAGCCTGTGTCCTCGAACAACTCGTTCGGGACCTTGATCTGCCCGGATCCGAGCTTGTACGCGCTCAGGACCACTTGGCCGAATGCAGCGTCCTGGTCAGCGGCAGCAACGTTCTCTGCCTTGTCTTCGCCGCTGTTCGCGGTGTCGTCCGTGGTCGGCCAGGGCAGCGGATTGCCCGTGGTCGTCGGCAAGATGCGCGCGATGTTGCGCACGCCGCCGAAATACAGCACAGCGCGTTCCAGCTCAGCCATGAAGCCCTGGGGAACGGTGTACGCGCCGGCAGCGCCGGTGACGTCAGACAGTGCGCGGCCTTCTTTGTCGATCTTCACGAAGCCCTTCTTCAAAGTTGCGCGCTGCTCCGGTGTCATTTCAGCGCCGCGGATATATGCGCCGAATGCGCGCTCGTACTGGCGGGCTTCCTTCGCGATCACGGCCTTCTGGTCATCGGTCAGGTCGCCGCTTTCGAATCGCAGGTCGGATTCGTTCGGATCGATGATCGGCTTTTGCTGGGTGGCCATCTCGCGTTCGCGCGCTTCCTGGCGCTCGCACAGTTCAATGTCCTGGTTGAGTTGCGTGATGTCGTTTTCCATCGCAGTGACGGAAGTCCGGACATCGGCGGTCAGTTCGCCCTTTTCGAGCAGCACGCGGACGTCATTGATCAACTTTCCACGCTTTTCGCGGAGTGCTTTCGATTTCATTTTCTTTTCCTCGGTTTTTTGTGAAATGGGTAGAGCTGTGCGAATCGCCAATTCCTCTGCCGAGGGCCTTTTGGTTCGCTGATCGCGCGCTGGACGGACGAATGCCTTCGTCCGCTCGCGCGGGAAACTTGATGTTTTGTTAAGTGGTGAGCTGGGCTAGATCTTCTCGGCCAGCCTCATCTTCATCTCGGTAAGTTCTTTGAAATTCCGAGAGGTGCGCTGCATGCAGCCGGCGCAATCGGAAACGTCACAATCTGCGTTGCTACATTCGGCACAGTTGCCGGCTTCGCATTCTGCGCAGTCACATGCGCAACGCTTTGCCGTCTTCTTTCGGAATTCTTCAGGGATCTCGACGTCTCCGTCCGGGAACAGGCTGCGCGCGCTAACACTCGTCGCGTCATACGCCGGATATGTAACCGCGGACACGTCGTACAGGTCCACGTCGATGATCTCGCGGATCAGCTGATCGCCTTCCTCGCGCCATAATTGCTTTGTGGCCACGAATGCGAACGAGCTCTGGTCGATATCGCCGCGGATAATACTTTCGCGCAGATCGTTGGCAATCGTTGTGTTCGGCGGATCGATCTCGTAACGCAAGCCTTTGGCGTCGACTGTGAGCCTGAGCGTCTTGCTCTTTGTCCGGCCGAGTACCAGGTTGGAATCGTGATTGATCAAGGCGCGAACGTCCTGGTTCTCTTGTAAAGCGCGCGTAAAAGCGCCAGGCTTGATGATCTCAGTAAAGAAATCGCCGATTTTTGTGGCCTGATCGAACACGGCCGCGTATCCGGAGATCTGCGGCTTCTCGTCGCCGGCCGCGCGCATTTCAGAATTGTTGGTAAATCTGACTTCACGTTTCACAGGTTGATCTCCTCTTCAAACTTTTGTAGTGCCCACGTCGGCCATGTGGTCGTTTTTGGCTATTCAGAATAGAAATCGACTGCGATGCGCGAACAGAACTCATCCACATCAATCCTGCTTGCCTCCAGCCTGACGGCGAACGATCTGAATACTGGAGCGAAGGCTTCGGCGATTCTGTGCGAGTCGTGCCGTTCCCACTTGGAGACACGCACTGCCACGTCGCTTAGCCAGGCCGTATGCATTGACCGCGCGGCGCTTAAGCTGTCGGTGCCGCCGGCTTGCGGATCCTGCTTTGGCGTCGTTGCTGGCTGTGTGCCCTGTTTTGCGATGATCTCGTCGACCTTGTCCAGCGGAGCGAAGCCTTGCTGCACGAAGTAACGGCTTCCGTGTCCACCAGGTATGGGATCGAGATCCTCCCAATCGCGGATTTCGTCTGAGCAGAGTGAGCTCGTGGACCAAAGAACCTTGTAGAGTTCGGCGCGCGATTTCGGATCGCCGCGGAGCAAGCCGTTGAGGTCCAGCTTGCAATAAAGATTGTCGTTGTTCGGAAACAGCTTCCGGTTGAATTCTTGCTCGATGAGCACTGCCCACGGCGCGATCGTAAATTTTATGAATGCCAGAAAGAATGCATCGGCACTGGAGTATGTTGACGTCTTGTCAGCCAGGCCGATCAGTACTGCCGGCACTCGGTACATTCGCGCGATATCGCCCAACTGGAAAACGCGAGTTTCAATGTATTGAGCATCTGCTGGCGGGATCTGCATCGCGTTCCACTTGATCGCTCCGCTGAGAACTGGAACCTTGCCGTGATTTCTTGCGCCTCCAAAACGAGAGAACCATTTGCGTTCTAGGTCCTCGCGCTCGTCTTTCCGCATGGGCTTGTCGACGGAGAGATATCCGGACGGCCTCGATCCATTTCCAAAGAACGCAGCGCCGGCGGCTTCGGCAGCTAGTCCTAGCCCAATTCCCTGCCGGTGCAGCTCGATTGGCGACATGCCTGAGACTCCGTCGATCGCCATTGCCGGTATCTGAATCACATCCGATCCGTCCAATGTGTCTTGTCGTCCATTTCGGCGCGTGACTTTGTAGACCAGGCTCAGTTCATCCAGGCCCTCGTACACCTGCACGGTCCACCAGGGCAGCGGACGGAAATACTTTGTGCGGCCGGCGCCATCACGAATGATCTCGATGTAGCCATTTCCGGACAACAGCGCGTTTGCAGCAAATGCCATCCTGAAAGTGAAGGAAGACATCATCGGATTGGGCTCAGAATGGAGTAGGTAGTGCTCGGTCCGATTCTTTGCCACAGTCTTATTTTTGCCGTCGCGCTGATACACGTCCCAAGGGACTTGCGCCAGCGTCTGCGCTATGACGTTGATGCACGCATAGACGCCGGAGTACTTCAATGCATTTTTCGGCGACACGCTGATGCCGGAATCTGTACGCGATCCACCGAAGGCGTCGAACAGCCAGGCTGCGGGATTGCTTAGGAATGTCGTGCCGTCTCGCGCCTCGAGTGCTTTGCTCAGGAATCCCATTTAGCTGACATCCTCTGTTCTTTTTGGGATCTGAGCGCTGGCTACGACCAGGCCAGCAATGATCAACCCGGCGCCGGCGACAACAAACGCCGCGGCGACAGACCATCTCGCCACACCCGCCACGATCAATGCGAGTCCGATCATTGCCAAGATTTCCGCGCTATTCTTCTTCATAGTCGTCTTCCTGCTGTTGTTCGTCTTCGCGTTCTTGGATGGAATCAATTGCGACCATCGTGCCGCTGGTCAGACTGTCAGCTCGCGTCAGTGCGATCATTAAAGCGACGGCGCCGTCGATCTTCCGGTCCGGAGATTCTTTATCCGGAAAGATGTTGTCTTTCGAGATGACCTTCGCCTTCAGGTTGTCAATCATCCAGGCCAGTGCTTTATCGCCGGTGTGATGGATTCGGCCGTCGAGGACCAGCTTTTCGAGCAGCTTCATCGCCGGCGACATATTGGCGACGTTTTGATTTACCTTTACCAGCTCCACGGACTGGTCCCATTCGGGATCTTGCTCCACGAACTGCACAAGTGGCGCCGCGTGGTAAGGATCGTGCGCGAGCTCTCGCACAGAAAAGGTCCTGGCATCTTCGACCAAGTCAGACTTGATCGCCGGATAATCCGTGACGTTCCCACCTGTCACGGTCAGCAATCCTTCAGCCGCCCATTCCTGATAATGTTCGCCGCGGGCTTCTTCAACAGCCTGGCTGTTCAAGTAGTGCTTCGCGAAAACGAAATAGTGTGGCTGGCCGGCCGTGTCACGCCGGAAGATTTTCACCTTTGAAGCAATATCTACTTCGCTGGCCAGGTCGAGGCCGATGACGCACTCCTCGCCGGCTAGATCTTCTTCTGTGAACTCATCTGTGGCCAGCGCCGCCCACTTCTCGGCCGGAATGAATTGCGTCGAAGCGTTTACCCAGATGTTCAGGTGCTTCGTCTTGAAAATGTTCTGCTTGCGGACCGACTGGATAGCTTCCGCCTGTTGGTCGCGCAGAAACTGCAGCTCTACTGAGACGCCACAGTTAGGATTGGCCTTGATCAGCGCCATGTCACTCTGCCAGTCGTCTTCAGGATCGATCGTAAAGACAATGCCGAACAGGCGATCGTTCACCATCGTGCCGGCGAGTACTCGCTCGACGTCGCGCTGAAATAAGAAACACGGTCCGCCGCGGTTGCTGCCGGCCGTGGTGATGATGAACTGCAGGGGATTCTCTCGAGCTCCCATGCCGGTCTTCATCGCGTCCACCAGCTCGTCGGTCCGGTGTTCGTGATATTCGTCGACGATTGAGCATGATGGCGAATCGCCATCGCCTGGCTTGCCGATAATGGCCTTCAGGATCGAGCCATCTTCCTTCGCCAAGTTGTGAGTGTTCACCTTGACGTGGAAGGCATCCAGGAAACCGGTCGCGCCCTTCGCCATTTGCTTCGCGACTTTGAAGCCCAGGCGTTTTGCTTGCGCCTCGCTCGTCGCGCCGAAGTAGACCTCGGCCGCATATTCTCCGTCGCCGGCGAACTTCAATAATCCGATGCTGGCGCCTAAAAAGGATTTTCCGTTCTTACGCGGAAGGATTACTCCAGCTTCTCGAAAGCGATATCGCGTCCTGTCCGCGACTTCAACCCATCCGAACAAGCAGCAGACAATGAAAACTTCCCAAGGCTCGAGGCGGAAGAACTCTTTTTTCTTCGCCCACTTTCCTTTTACGTGCGGGAACGCTTCAATGTATTCGCACGCGTAAGACGCAGACTCCGCGTCGTACACATATTCCCACTGCCGATCTGGATCAAAGAAGCCATCGGCATCTAGCGCCGATGCTTTCTTTAAGTCATCCAGATGCCGTTGGCACGCTTGCTTGACCTGCTTGCAAGCTGGTATCCGTCCAGCAAGGATGTCATCGCAATACTTCAGGGCGATGGCGGTGTAGTCACGCTTACTGGATGTCCTCTGGTCCTCGGCCGCGGGATCGAGCTGCGAGCTGGCTGAATGTGTCAGTGGCTGGTGCATCCGGTCCGCGTGGATTCTTTACGGCGATCTTGCTGCGGTCGGCGGCGCTCATACCCATCTTTGCCAGCATGGAAACGATGAGGACTCGCTCGGCCGCTTTAAGTGGTTCGTTGACGCGAAGGACAGGATCTCGATCGCGCGCGATTAGTCGGCACGTCATCTCCACCATGATCCGGTCCGCGTTTGTGAGCACGCCTGGAGGCGCACTCGATGCCAGCTCATTCCAGATGCTCTTTTCGAGATCTGTCAGGAGCTTGTAAGGCTCACCCAGGGGACCGGTTGGAATAGGCTCGTTCGCCCGATCAGCCTTGCGTTGCGGATCGTGCGCGAATGCGCCGCTGGCTTCGTGCATTGCTGTCGGCTTTGGGATTCGAGCCATTTACTTGATCCATTGCAGATGTTCCGCGCAGGACCAGGCCACGGCGACTACGCCTTTGACCACGGTTGTCACGCCAATCACAACTAGCGCGACAATTACCCACACGTGCCAGTCCTTCGCGTTTTTGAAGAGCGATGAATACATTATTTTTCGAGTTGGAACGTCTCTCTGATGTAGTCCGGATTAGGACCATCGGAAACGGCCATGATGATCGGCTGCAGCGGACCGCCGAACGTGAGTAGCGTCAGGAAGATATCTGCGCCGGCGGCGATCGCTTTTCGCTGTTCGTCATTCGGCGACCAGCGCGACATAACTTCACTGCTGAAAGTCTTAGAGCGCAGCGCGCGAAGCGGATTGTATTGCGGCTGACTGGCCGCGAATATCAGCTCGTGCTTTTCGAGGCCTTCAACAACTGGCTTCGCTGCTGGATGAATTGGTTCGTACATTGTTCGCGACCTCCCAATCGCCGCCCACCCTGGACGGTGAGTCCGGACGGCCGTTAGTGGCCGGTCTGCGAACGTCGTCCAGGGCGAACTTCTCTTTAGTGAACTTGGAATATCTTGGCGATCGCCCAAACGAGGAACGCGATCACGTCGACGATGGCCGCGAGGACCATGAAGATGACGCTGGCCACGGCGTTGGCGCCGTCGCCCTTATCGCCCTTTAGCCAGGCGGACAGGAACACGACCAGGTTAAGGATCAGGATTGTTCCCACAATTGGGGACATTTGCCCTTCCGATCAAAAACGTGAATTTTGCGGATATGAAAAGACGATCGAGCGGCGGTCTAGCGCGCGCCGCCGTCGAGATTCGACCCCACCCCGGATGCCATCTCATTTACGGCTTGGAGGGCCTCTGGGATGGCCAGCGACGGTACGACGGCTACTTTGCCCTCGTCCTCTGCAGCGAACGTATGCACCCCATCCTGTGACGCGATAGGTGTGGCCACAGCCTCGGCAGTCTTGCCCTTCCAAATGAAGTTGAAGCCGTTGTTTGCCAGCTCCACCAGCTCGTATTCGTGGCCAGGCAGCCGCTCCTCGAGCTTGTCGGATATGGCGCGCAAGATATCGTCCACGCCTTCAGCCGTGAAGCCAGTGCCAGGCTTAGGCTTGAACAGGTGCCTCTCGCAGTGACCGTTGCCAGGCATGAAGACTTTCACGCGGACGATCTTGTACAGTTTTTCGCCGTCTTTGGAATAGTGTCGACGCATTATTTATCCTGTTCTGACGATGACACCTTCTCAACTACAGCGGTACGTTGATTGAGTTGCTGCAGCCGGCTACGCAGTGGCGCAGCCTTCGCTTCGAGCTTCTGCAGTTGCAGTACTATCTTGGTCGCTTCCTTGACGTCTGCCTGAGCGTTTTTTTCGATGAGTTGCTGCTGGGCCCGTTCGACGGCCGTATATGTAACGAAGCTCTGCTGAGACTTTTTCAATGAGTCGGCAGACGCTTTTCTTTTGTCGGAGTCTTCTTTGTCTTTCTGCTTTTGAACATCCTTCATGGCATCGTCATAGCCCTTCTGCTCGAGTGCGGACTTCTGCAGTTCGGCCTTCACGGTTGACGTGTCCGAGATCTGCGCCACAT